ACCGACCTGCCATTGGTGCCGCAAAGCGCCGGCCACCGAAGCCGACCACCTAGTTGAACTAGCTCGAGGAGGGGAACCGTATGAACGCTCGAATCTGGTGGGATCATGCAAGCCGTGCAATAGCCGCAGAGGCTCGGCGTTCCAAGCGCGACGCGGAGGCCCGAGAAAAGTTTCTTTTCAAGACGCAGTCCCCACCCCGCCCCCCCAAGGCGTTCTCTCACTCCCCCAAACAGGGGGAACAGGACCCGACAGGGCGGTTCGATCCGAAGATGATCGAAGAGGGACGGATCCCGCCTCGGCTCGAGGTGAAGAGTCACGGCCCCGCTAGTTACGGCCCGCTGGTCGCCGACTGGGCGGCCCGACATCTCAAAGGTCCGGACGGCAACCCGTTGATCTTGTTCCCGTGGCAGACCCGAGTCCTGTGCGGCCTGCTCGAGCACAAGCACGGCGACTTCCACCACCGGTGGGGACTCGTCAGCACTGCCCGGCAGCAGGGCAAGACGACCGGCCTGCTGATCCCGTTGATCGGCTGGTGGCTCACCGATGGCCGGCAGATGCGCGGCGGCCCGCAAGCCGTGATGTCCGTGTCGCACAAGCTCGCCCAGGCCGAAGACCTCGCCCGAGGTTTGTTCCCGATCCTGGAAGAGACGTTCGGCTTCACGACCTGGAGCACGTACGGCCGGAAAGAAGCACAAGGTCCGGACGGCACGATCTGGCGGATCTCGGCGGCGAACGACGGCGCCGGCCACGGCACGTCGAACGACCTGATCATCTGCGACGAGATCTGGAACATCGACGACCGGATCATCGAAGGCGGCCTGCTGCCGACACAACGCGCACGACCGAACCCACTTGCCCTGTTCGTGTCGACCGCCGGTGACGACTCGAGCACGTTCTTTCGACGGTGGCGTGAACGTGGCATCGCGCAGATCGGCACCAAGACACCCGGCCGGCTGTACTTCGCCGAATGGTCCGTACCACCCGACGCGTCGATCGACGACCAGACCTGGTGGCCGGCCGCGAACCCGGCGCTCGCCATTTCACCGCTCGACTGGCAGACGTTGCGCGACGACTCGAACAACCTGGCACGCGACGAGTTCCAACGCACCTGCCTGAACCGTTGGGTTGCGTCGGTCGAATCGTGGCTACCGGTCGGAGCGTGGGACGACCTGGCACGCCCCGGCGTCGAGATCCCTCGAGGTGGCGTCCTGGCGATCGACTCCGCCTCGGACGGCGTCGAGTACGCCGGTGTCCGAGCGTTCCGCACTGACGCCGGTGTGGTCCAAGTCGCCGCCGACTTCAACGTCACCGACACCGAACGGCTCTGGCAGCGCATCGCCGAGCTCGTCGACACCGACACCGAAGTCGACGTGATGATCACCCCCGGTCTGCATTCGATCGCACCACCCGAGCTCCGCCGGCGGATGCAAGTGTGGGGACAGAAAGAGATCGGCATGCTCACCGAGATCGTCCGGAACATGATCCTCGAGCAACGCATCGAACACGGCGGCGACGCCCTCCTGGACGAGCACGTCCGCCGCGCCGTGGCCGGCCGGAACGGTGCGACGATCACCCTGTCCTCGGTGAAGTCACCAGGACCGATCCACCTCTGTCGCTGTATGGTCGCCGCAGCCGGTCGAGCAGCACGCCCCACCAGCAAGATCCGCAAACCACAAATAGGTGTGAATCGCTAACCACAAGTTGTCCACATCCGTGGTAGGTTCCGCCGGTTGTGGGACTGTTCACGCGGAAACAGCCGGCGGCCTTTGGTGCGTCGCAGGCCGTGAAGGCCGCTGCTGGGTCTGCTGGGCTTCGTCCCGGCGCGCTGCAGACGCTTACTAACTCCTCGGCGTCTCAGCGCGCCTTGAGCGTGCCGACGGTCGCCCGAGCCGTCGGCCTGATCACCTCGACGATCGGCGGTCTCGAGGTACGCCAGTACGTCAAGCAGTACACGAACGGACTGCCGAACCGGATCTACATCGAACCCGAGCGCTGGCAGGAAACACCGGACCCGAAGTGCACCAGGAACTTCATCATGGCGCAGACGGTCCGCGACCTGATGCTTGAAGGGCGTGCATTCTGGTATGTGACCGCCAGATACGCCAACGGTTTCCCGTCGGCGTTCACCTGGCTACCAGCGAACACGATCAACACACCTGACCAGGCCGGACCGGAATGGTTCGGCCCGGCCGCCGAGGTGCAATATCAGGGCGTCGAAGTCCCGGTCGAAAACGTCGTCCAGTTCCTGTCGCCGATCCCTGGCATGTTGTACTACGGCCAGCGTGCGATCGACATCGCGGTCCGCCTCGACGAAGCCGCCAAGCGTTTCGCCACCACCGAGATCGCCGCCGGCTACCTCCAGCAGCGTGACGGCGAACCGATGTCCGGCGAAGAGCTCGCCGATCTCGCGTCCGCCTGGGCCGAAGCACGCCACACTCGATCTATCGGCGCCCTGAACCAACACGTCGAATGGCATGAGTTCAAGTCGAACCCCTCGACGTTGCAGCTCCACGAAGGCCGCCAACACGCCGCAATGGAACTTGCCAGGGTGATGCAAGTCCCGCCGTGGCTCGTCGGCCTGTCCGTCGGCGGCATGACCTACCAGAACTCGGTCGAGGCACGCCGCGACCTGTTCCTGTTCGGTGCCAAGCCGTTCGTCGACTGCATCGAGGAAACCCTGTCGCTGAACAACGTCGTACCGCGCGGCCGATACGTCGAACTCGACATCACCACCTACCTGGCCGAAGCCAGCTCGGACCCCACCTCGGAGGCCACCTATGACTGAGATGCTCCGCCTGTCCGCCCAGTCGGTCACGATCGACGCCGCAGCAGGCGACACCCCCACCAGAACGATCAGCGGCATCGCCGTTCCGTACAACCAGGACGCCATCGTCCTCGGCGGTCGCAAGGTTCGCATCATGCCCGGCGCACTGCCGACCGACGGACCGCCACCACGACTTCTCGCCGAACACGACACCGATCGTGTTATCGGCATCGTCACCGACCGGATCTCGACCGACGACGGAATGCTGTTTTCGGCGAAGATCGCCAAGACCCAAGCCGGTGACGAACTGCTCGAGCTGCTCCAGATGGGCGCCTACGACTCGGTCAGCGTCGGCCTGGTCCCCATCGACGTCGACCACGACGGCTCCACCGTCGTCGTCAAAGCAGCCGAATGGGAAGAGCTGAGCGTGGTCTACATGCCAGCTTTCCAAGCCGCCAAGATCACCGAAATCGCCGCCGCCGCAGACCCGGAGGCAGACGAACCCACCCCCGAACCCACCGAACCGGAGGAAGCCACCATGTCCGACAACGACACCATCACCGAGCCGATCGCCGCATCGGCCGAACAGCCCACCGCACCGATCTACGCGTCGCCGCGCAACGTCATGAAGGGCTTGCCGTCCGTCGGCGAGTACCTGCTCGCCATGCGCGAAGGCGGCCACCGCTGGCACCAGATCAACGACAACATCCGCGCCGCCACCGGCGACGTGGTCGTCTCCGACGCTGCCGGTCTCGTCCCCACGCCGATCGTCACCCCGGTCTACGACGACATCCAGCCGCTCCGGCCGATCGTGTCCGCCCTCGGCGCACGCTCCATGCCAGCCGCCGGCTCGACGTTCCTCCGGCCGAAGATCGCCAACCACTCGAGCGTCGGTCAGCAGTCAAGCGAGCTCGCCAACGCCACGACCGCCGACTTCGACTTGGCGAACGTCACAGTGCAGAAGCGCACATACGCAGGGTCCCTGCTTTTGTCAGAACAGGTCATCGACTGGTCCACGCCGTCGATGCTCGACGCCGCCGTCAACGACCTCGCCAGCAAGTACGCACTCGCCACCGAGGATTACGTCGTCGACCAGCTCGCCGCCGGCATCACCAACACGCAGGAAGTCATCGTGTCGGACATCACCAACCCGGCCGAAGTCATCTCGGACTTGTTCACCGCCGCCTCGAGCATCGCCACGACCGGCAACTACTTCCCGAACGTGCTCGTCGTCTCGCCAGCCAAGTGGGCAGCGCTCGGCTCGCTCGTCGACGCCTCGGACCGTCCGATCTTCCCCCAGGTCAATCCGCAGAACGCTGGCGGCACGATGCCGGCCGGTGTCACCGGTCCGAGCGGCAACCCCCTCGGATTGAACCTGATCGTGTCGAACCAGGTCGGAACGCAGGCGGTCGGCAACAAGACCGCCACCGAGTACCTGTGGCTCATGAACAGCCGAGGCGTCGAGTGCTACGAGTCCTACAAGGGCTTTATCCGGCAGGAAGAGGCCCAGAACCTGTCGGTGCGAATCACCGTTCGCGGCTACTTCGCGTGCGAGATCATCGACGTGAACATGATCCGCATCCTCGGCCCCGACGCCACGTTCTGACCACCCCCTCGGTCTGACGACGACTGGATCACGGCATGACGAACTTCCGCATCATCAACAGTGAGCGGCTAGACGGTCATGCCGTGATCCAGACGCTCGAGGACGCCCCGCTCAACCTGCCGATCGGCGTCTACGTCAACATCGCCGACCTGGCCGTGAACACCGGCCTGAACGGCAACCAGCAGATCGTCGTTTCTACCTACCCGTACCGGCTGGTAGAAGTCGACGACTACAACGAGCTCGTCTTCGATGTCGATGACTACCGGCCGAACCAGGTCATCCTGATCAACGCCGGTGACGATCTCGACCGGACGGCCGAATCCGCCGGCACACTCACTTACGAACCGGAGATCACCTGGATCACCACGGCAGACGTCACCGAATGGCTCGGCATCGCCTCCGCCACCGCGAACGACACCGCGTTCCTGGCGAAATGCGTGGCGGCAGCGAACACCTGGTGCTACCGGCGTCGCGTCCAGTCGAACTACCACGACGACGCCGACGCCGTCCCGGACGACGCCGTCAAACTCGGCACGATCATGTTCGCCGCATCGCTCTACCGTGAACGAGGCAGCGTGGATTCGTTCGCGTCGTTCGATGAGATGACCGCCGCCGGTGGCTCGTTCGGCACCATGTCACGCATCAAACAGCTTCTCGGCATCGGAAGGCCATCGGTCGGCTGATGGCCGCCACCGGCATCCTCGCCACCGCCAGGACGGCGGTCGTGAACGCTGTGACCGCCGCCGGCTACACGGCGGTCACCGACCCACGCAACGCCAGACCGCTCACCGTGTTCGTCGACCTGCCGAGCTGCCAAGGCTTCAACAGCAACATCCTCGACGTCACCGTCACGATCAGGATCCTGGCGGCACCACCAGCGAACGCAGACGCCGCCGACTACCTGCTGACCGCCGCCGACGCCATCCACTCGAGCACCAGCCTGGCGATCACCAGCGTGGAGCCCAACGCGATCA